TCTCTTGTTTTCTTTAAGTCTATGATTCTTTGATTGGAACTACCTCTAAATGGCAAAGATAAATCTCTTTGCTCTTTAATATATGGGCCATCTATAAGTACATCGCACAAATAAAGCAAGGTTGTAGAATCAAAATGAGTTTTTAGCTGCTCATAAGTATAACCGCTATATACCCAAATTGATTTGTTCGGATACTTGTTCTTAAACTCACTAACAATTTGATCACAAAGATCAGTGTTCTCAAAAGGCTCTCCTCCAGAAATAGTAAGTCTTACTATGTTATCACTACTTGCAATAGACAATATTTGATTTAATGTCTCATATGTAAACACATTACCGCCACTAAAGTCCCAAGTCTGAGGGTTATGACATCCTTCACAATGATGTGGGCAACCTTGAACGAATAAAGTTATTCCAAATCCTTTGCCATTGTTTATATCATAGGTGTCAATGCCAGCGTATTTATAGGTGTTCATTGTGATGCTTCACCCGCATTTCTACCTCTTGCTGTTTGCCTTCATTGAAAGCTGTCGTATAATTCCCTGTAAGATAGCCCGTCACGCGACGAAGCCTTTGGATATTCTTACCTCCACACATTGGGCAAGCCTCTCCAATCTCGTCTGTATATCCGCAATCCATACAAGTATCATTTGGTACGTTGATAGCAAAGTAAGGGATATCTTTATCCATTGCATAATTTACAAGCTGTTCAAGAGCCTCTGTGTTGTGCTTTGCGCTTGAGTCAAGTTCGACATAAGTGATGCAACCAGCATTAGAATAACCAGTTAGTTGAGATTCAATGTCGATCTTCTCAAATGGATTTACCTTTGCCCATACTGGCACATGGATAGAATTTGTGAAAAACTTGCGGTCAGATACATCTGGAATCTCGCCATACTTTTCCTTGAACTTTGTCATAGCTGTAAAACACAAGTTCTCAGCAGGAGTATAATAAACACCAAAGTTAAGATGATACTCTTTCTTAAACTCGGCACAGCGATCCTTAAATAGTTGTTCGATTCGCTTTGCCAAGGCCATACCCTTTTCGTCTCGATGGTCACATCCAATAAGAATTTGAAGAGTCTCAGCAAGACCAAGCTGACCAATTACGAGAGTGCCATGCTTCATTGCAGACTCTACTGTCTTGCCATCGTAGCCCATCATGACATTGTTTTCGTACATAAATTTTGCAGACTCAGGAGACTGAGAACAAATATATTGATAGCGTTCGATAAGCATATCTTTGGCTTCGTGGATTTTTTGGTCTAATAAACCAATAAAAGCATCTACAATGTGTGATTCATCCTCTTGTGCAACTTCAAATCCATATTTATTAATATAATCTTCTTTTACTTTAGCTGCAAGTGTAGGCATAATAATAGTTACTGGACAAATATTACCACGACCATCTTTACGTTGAGGGTTTACGCCCGGATCTGCGTTGATATCAGCACCATTTGCAGTACGACAACCCATTGTGCTAAAATATGTAGTAGGATCATTTACATCATAACCAGCATTGTTTGACCAATCTACATTAGCATAATTAGGATAGAGTCGCAGAGAAGTAGACTTTAGTGCAAGCTGGAACAAGTCGTAATTAGGCTCTCCGGGTTTACGGTTAACCCCTTTCATACACTGGAAAATACCACACGGGAAGATAGAAGTTTTATGTAGCTTGCCAATACCTTTAATGGAAACATCAAGCAATGCTTTCGTAATCATTCGGCCTTCAGGCAAGGTGCAAGTACCGTAGTTAATCGAAGTAAACGGAAGCTGGTTGCCAGAACGCGATTGAAGTGTATTGAGGTTGTGGTACATTCCTTCTACAGCCTGATATATTTCTTTTTGGGTCATCACCATAGCGTACTCGTATGAGTCCTTGTGAGCATTAGCTTCTTCGTCATCGAAACGCAGTTCATTTGGTACAGAGTTGATATATTCTGTATCTTCAATATCCTCGATGAAATACAAGGCATCTTTCATATGCTTACTAAAACTTTTTCTTACATATGGAACCATCGTCCAGTCTAGATGAGTGGCACTAACTCCACCAAATTGCTGAAGGCTCTGTAGTTGGAAGATAACTGCAACGAGTTGGAATGCTGTACTTACCGACTGAGCAGGACGCACATCTGTTTGTCGAGTATTAAAACCATTTGCTAACAGATCATCAAATGGGATAGACAAGCAGTTATGATCGCCAACAGCATAATGATCAAGGTCATGAATATAGATTTCGTTGTTAATATGATTATTCTTTGCCATTTCAGACATACACTCGTCAAGGGCGTATTGCTTCATAACTTCACCACTAACTGCACCGATCCTACCACCAAAGGAGCGTTCGTCTACATTCGCATTCTGATTTTCAACATTCTCTGCATTTAACTTGGTACGGACTCGCTTCATCAATTCGCTATTACGTTGACGAATACGGCTCCTGTCGTTACGATAAATAATAAAAGCCTTGGCAACATCCTTACGTTTACTCGCCATAAGCTTTTTCTCAATAATATCTTGAATCTCTTCTACGGAAATTTTTTTATTCCGAGATTCTATTGAGGAAATAATAGAGTCACAAAAGCCACTTGGGATCTTATCAAAAGTCCCATCGACTTCATGAAATGCTTTTGCAACGGCAGAGCGAACCTTATCTGGTATAAAATTAACCTTGCGTCCGTCACGCTTAATTACAATCATTTTCAATCCTTATCCTTTCAATTTTGTATAAAATGTCAATTGACCAATACAGGCCAAATACCATATAATATATATCGGCAGGAGCATACAATCATTGCGCCCTCTCTTTCAAGGAAGGGAGGCGATGTCCATGAAGAAAATGTTATCTGGAATCCTGTCCATAGCAGGAAACCTTGGCAGCTTCTTTGGTGGCATCTTTAGCGCCCTACAATTCTTCATCAAACAAGATGATCAGAAAAGCAGGAAGATTGTATGGCGGGTATATCAACTTGGCTCACTCAGAGTCACTGAATTTTCATTCAAGGAATCTGAGAGGGTGCAATGATGTATTCGCCCCTGCCTTTGCAACCGACATAAATGTCGGGAGCATGTCAATCAATATCTAAGTTGGATCTAAAAGTATAACTGGAATGATCAATATCATACTGTACTCCAGCACATCTTTCACATATTAGCCTCATGTCTTTGGGTAGAGTCGGATTTGATTTAATGTAATTGTATAAAGGCAAGAGCATTTTGTTTTCCGACTTTGCTTTTCTACGCTCTTGTCTTGATTCTCTTAATTTTGCATAGCATTTATAGGCTCTCCACAAATCCTTTGGAGGACTCAACTCTATCTCATGCAACATATCTATTGCCAGTTGATCTTGGTTCTTAATAATTAATTCATTTTCGTCGTACCAGCCAACAATTTTCTGAGAAAGTAATGAAAAGTCAGATAGAGACTTATATATGTCAGAGATAGAACCTATAGGCAATGTTGCGTCAGAATGAGAAATAATTCTTTGCGGCTCAAAAGCATCTTTTAAATCTTTATTGGAAGATAGTGTTTTTATATTTGCGCTTAAGCTTAAATTCTTAAGTACATTTACACTTTGCGTATGCTTATTATGAGTAGCCTTACCCATGAAAATTCTCCTTAATCAATCACTTCATATTTACCTTTTTGAATATCTAACCACGTTGTGCCAACAGCATATGCTTGCCAGCAATCGGCACTAAAACCATAAAACCAATCTGGATTCTTCTTTGTTCCTTTGCCAGTCTTTTTATCAAACTGAGCAAATCTATCTACAAGAGCAATCCTTATATTGCTGTCCTTTGCTTTCATGGATTTACAGATATTCATCTTTTCGTCTTTGCGATAGATATAATCTACCTTACATCCAGCTTGCTCAAGCAATATAGAAAATTTACCAATTTCTACGCATGTCCAGAAAACATGAGCGCCTACACCCATGCCATAGCTGGCAATCATCTCACAAGCAACATTTTTTACATTTACAGTAGAAGTACCATTGCCTTTGATATAATTCACCATATGGGTGATAGCTTCTTCGTTCTTCTCTTTGGCAAAATACAAAGGCTTATATGTCTCTATGTCCATGAATACAAACGCACTGTATTCATCTCCCGGATCAATTGCTAAAAGTATCTCACTCATTTATTTGCTATCACCACAACAATAAAGACTATAGCAAGAATTACAATTTGAATCCAGAATGGAGAAAGAACCCAAATCCATGACCAAGTGATTACTTTGCCAAGCTTTAGGCCAATGAATAGAATGAGAAGCAAGTCAAGAATACCCACTCCATGATAAACATTATTTGAATCTTTCACAGATGCACCTCCGCTTGAGAAATGCCACTATAAGTCAGCGGTGAGTTATATATTGTCTGCCAAGGTTGCAAAGTTGGAGATTGTATAATTGGATTTATAACTGTACTCAGATTGTTTTCCTCTTTTAGTTCTTTGTACTTTCTCATATACCAATCAGACTTCTCAAGATCTTCATAGCCATCATTTTTAAGTCCTGCTCTGTATCGGTATTTCCAGCAATTCAAAAGGCAGAAATGAGCAGTAGCTTCTGGCCCAAAGACCATCTCCATCTCATCAATACATTCAATAGCACCTTCGCGGTTGTAATGACGAGGGTGGTTTGTCATGCTTGGAATATTGTCATCAGCTGTTTCTTTTTTGTCCAGACGTTCGCTAATTAGCTTATCAATCTCTTCTTTTAGATCAAGAACATTATGTTCACTCATTGCTTTTAACTCCCCACAAATCTTCAATACCAACATCTTCAACCAGAACCTTCTCGATCATCTTAGCAATCTTCTGGGCGTCTGGATGAGCGCCAGCTGCATCACGTAACTTCAGAATATCAATCCACTGTTGAACGGTAGCGGTAAATGCCCCTTCAGATTTTACCCAAAGAGTTAGATTGCCACGGGCCATCTGAGGAACACCACACTTCTTGATCCATTCCTGATATGCCAGTTCAGTATCATAACAGCGATTGCCAAAGTCTCCTGCAAAAGAAGCATACTTAGGGCTGTCTTTCATGTCTGTAAACCACCAAGGAAAAACAAATGTAACACCACTCTTGCCGTAGTTGCAATACCTTGTGCTTTCAATTGTAGGCGAAGCCGACCTATGCCTTGCGTATTCGTCTATTACACCACGATCACCAATGACACGAAGTGTAACAGGATAGTGTAGATAAGCATACTGGAATTCATTTCGATCAAGTGGGATTGAATCTACAATTTCAATCATATCGCTGGTATAAATCTTATCATCATTACCGAGTTCTTTGCCATACAGCTTTGTATCTCGCTCAACAAAAATGTCATAGAATGCAGGATGATTATAAAAAAGATCACATAGTATCACTTCACCAGCATACTTGTCACATAGCTTTCGCCATGCACGAATATTACCAGAGAATAAATGCTCTTGACCAATACACATCCCAAGAGGATATTCTTCTCCAAACTCTGGATCAAATGGAAAATATACATTACTGTCGTGATCCCATTGCGAATACCGAATATAATGAGGATAACCAGTAGACTCAGTATATTCTCTTAGAAGTTCTTTTAGCTTTAAACAAGCGCTCGGATTATGAGAGTGTACATAAATAACAGAATGCTCCAAGGTACTTGTATGCCCATTCTTTACCATCTTTTGAAAAAACGGATAAGCTGAATCATCTGTAATCTTATCTTCTGACTTATATGAAATGCGGCTTGCACGTTCAATCCGCTTAAAATTATCAGTTTCATTTATTAGTTCAACACTAGGCTCAACAAAATTCAATCTATAACCACTCCTTTTAGGCAGACACCTCCTCCTCGTATTTTAAACTGAGCCATGTCTGCCTATTATTTACTTTATTTATTTTCATTGCTCTCCTGAATGCTTCAGGTTGAGAGACAAGTATACACATTTTCTTTGCTCTTGTAATAGCGGTGTAGAGCATGCATCGATCAAGAAGAATATAATGAGACGTATCAAGAGCAACAATTATATAATCATACTCACTGCCTTGCAGTTTGTGAACTGACATTGCATAACTGAGCAAAACACTTTTTAATTGCTCTCTATTATACTCAATAATTTTATCTTCACCATTGATAGTAGACTTAAACCTTGCTACCATGCACACTTCGTCGTTTTTAGCATGAGGATTTACTTTCTCAACATAGCCTACTTCACCATTGTATATATCTCTCTTGCCATCATTTTCAGTTTGGAGTATCCTGTCTCCAATATAAAACTTATTTGTAACACCTTGAATATACTCTGTATGTTTGGTATCAATGACCTTCATTTGAATTTGTTTGTTTATTTCAAGTGAACTGTTTACAACTGTATCCTTGCGAGGCACAGCAATGGCAACACTGTCAAGCCCATACTTCTCTTTTATTTTCATGAACTGGTCAACTACTATGTCTTGAATTCTATATTGATCATCCCTAAAAACATAGGCCATGTCCTTCAATTCGCCATTGATAATCTGTGGCTTTGGGCCATCAATAGGATAGATGCCATCACGGATTTTATTGGCATCGGTGAGAATGCCAGAAGATTCAGCTTGACGATGAACCTTTTTAAGAACAGATACATTAAACTCGCCGTCCATATGAAGAATATCTGTAAACACATTGCCAGAACCAATAGGTGGCAACTGGGCATAATCTCCACATATTATCAGCTTCGCACCTTCTTTGATGGCAGAGACAAGATGGTAAAACAATGTGCAATTTACCATAGAAGCCTCATCAAGGAATATAACATCTTGCGTAAGTCTATTCTTTGCGTCTCTAACAAAGCCACCAAGACCATACTCAAGAAGTCTATGGATTGTCATTGCCTTAAACCCTGTAGCCTCTTGAATACGTTGTGCTGCTTTTGCAGATAAAGAGCAACATGCAATTGAAGAATTTGGGAAAGAATTAAGGATTGCTTTTGCAGATGAAGTCTTACCACAGTTACCAGTAATAAATATTTTGTTGTTGCGTCGCAATACAAGAAAATGAGAAGGTACTATAAAACAATATTGAAGACCATCTTGCGGAATATACTTTTCAAACTTGGTTGTTTCTCCATGATCATGTGGCCTTGAAAGACCCACTGTGTTTCGCACAGAAGGAGTGATAGTATATTCACAAGACTTTCTTGTATATTTTTTATTGGAAGTAAGATATTCTTGACCAGACCTATCTCCTATTAGTATTGAAGTTTTGTATCCAATTGATGAAAATGCAAATTGCAAAAAGTCTGCATTCTTTTTAATTGTAGTACTTATCTTACCTGTCCTTGCTCCTTTACCTTTACATCCATCCCAAAGCAAACTTTCTTCTGCTATTATTTGCAATTGATGATTTGTACACTGATACCATTCGTCTAAAAACTCTTTTGTTCTAAATGGAACATCTATATAGTAATCTGTATATCCATCTGCGGTACTGTCAACAATTCTAACTTCGATATTTGCTTCTTGAACTAATTCTAATAAGCGACGTTTTTTTCTTTCTTTCTTTAAATGGAATCTAACACGATTATAGCTTGGACGATTTTCTGTTGCACTATTATAGAATGATCCATCTGCAATAACAGCAACATATATGCGAATCATTGCATCAGATAAGTCTATACCCCTACCCGAATATCTAAAAGAAGTAATAAATTTACCAGTGAATCCTGTATCTGTATTTTGTGCATCAACAATACTCTGCATTGATCCTTCGTAGAATTTACCCTTATATGATACCCAACAACAATTATGATCTGGACTCAGGCATTGGTCAACCCCATATTTAGTTGTAAAATGATACATGTAGTCGCATGGTTTTTTAACATATGCAATTGGATTAACTAATTCTGCCGTGCCATTTTTGTTCCATTGTAATACTTTATCTCCAACAGTATAATCTGATATTTTTTTCCAAGATATACCATTAAAGAATTCAGTTTCAGAATCAACGCATCCCGCTTTCCCTGTAAATACAACCACATTATTGTTTTCAATTTGATGAACTAAGTCTATTTGATCTTGACTTAATTTATATCCGAGACTTTCCTCAGCTTTTTTAACACCACTCTCAATATCTATTTTCCCAAGAAACTTATGCCGATTTAAATCTTTAAGAATCTTATAGGTATTCTCTTCACAATCGTGATATCTTGACAGTCCAATTTTACTATTATCTATATAGAAATAACCACCAAAATTCCCGTCCTCTTCGAGGCTTACCAACTTATCAAATAGGTCTATACACTGGGGAACTTGGTCAATTATTCCTGTCTTTAACTGTGACATTTCGACCCATGTATGACCATCACTTTCTGCTGCCTGATTTAAGTAGTATTTCATGAAAGCAATTAGTCTTTTACTTGAATCAATTAGTGATGGATCTCGTTTCAATGCAATCTTGTCCACTGTTTGAAAACCAAACCCTTTTGCCTCAGTCATGCAATACGGATTCTCTTTAATCTTCTGTTTGAGTATTGCAGACTGAGGCTCCCATTTAAGTAAGTTCTTAATGGCAGTTAATGTTACGCCATATGGCTGAAGTTCTGATATAATATCTGAGATTACATAGTTGTTTATTATTCGCTCTTTAATATTGGCGTATGTCTTGTCACCAATGCCTTTTAACTTCTTTGTATCTACATTGTCTTTGCCATTGATTATTTCTTGAACAATATTCGGATACTCTTGTAGAAGTACATTGACTTGATTTTCAGTGAGAATAGATTCAAGAAAAAACCTCGTATCTTCAATAGAAGAAGGAGCAATGGCTGTGACAGTAGAAGGAACATAATTCCAAGTTTTGTATTTAGAACTGTATTCACATGTAGCAGTAAATTCATATTCGCTGCCGACGTATAGCTGTTGCATTTTGCCAGCAACACATACTATATAATGCGGTTCAAAATCTTCATCGTCTTCGAATGCATTGGGCTGGTTTACTTCTTCAGAAAACGGAAGATTCTCTTTAGTTCGTACATTGAATACTCCCCAGAAAGAATCTTCATTGTAGTATCTTTGGAATGTAACAACCCCACGGAACTTTACTGGTTCAGCCATTGCTATCCTCCTTATTTTATGCGTTCACGCCTTTGTGCTTCAGGTTTTTATCTCTTAGCCAGTCTCTATAATCCTTCATCTCATTGACAATGATATTGCCACCCTCAGTTTTTCGACCATAAATTGCGACACAATTACCATTTTTTAAAAGGTTAAGGTATTGCTTGGTGGTAGAAGCCCAGCATATGGCTTCACGAATACCAGATGGAGTATAAATCTGCACATAGCAAAACAACTGATTATGTCTGTCTTTTTTTCTCTGGATGCCAACAATAACACCTATCAGTACTGCATCGGTATCAGTTTCAACTTGTTCAAAATCTCTAATCTTGTCATAGGCAAATTCAAGTGGATCAGATGTTAGAAAAAGATTGAGCATTTCAAATTCACTCAACCACAAATCCTGCATGTATTTGTCTTTAAATGCTTGCAGTTCTTTAGCATAACGCTCTTTTTCATCTGATTCAAATTGAATACGTCTTGCAAGATTATAGTCTCTGGCAAGTAGTTCTTTGTTTAACTTACGTCCTTCTTTATAATCGTCAGAATTAATACCCCATTTCATCAAAAGTTCTGCCTTTGATGGGATAGTAGATACTTCTTTATATTCTTTACGAGTTATCAATTTATTGCAATACGATTCAAGAAGTTGCTCCTTCTTAGATATGGTAAAGCATCCAGCTTTGATAAGAGAAATAACACTTGTTTTATTGTATCCATAAGAAAGAAATTCATCAAATGATTTATATGGACGATTAGCTATTATCTCATCTACGACTTTCTCTCCTAATCCTTTGATCGCAAGTAGACCAAATAGAATTGAATTCTTGTCTGGAATTGGAGTAAAGTCACGGCCTGATTTGTTGATATTAGGAGGGAGAACTTTGATGCCCCAATTCTTCGCATCATTGATAAAACGTGCTTGCTTAGTGGAATCGCCTAAGTTATTAGACATTAGGGCAGTAAAGTAGTATAGACTATAATGTGTCTTTAGCCATGCAGTCAAATAAGACATAAGACCATATGCTACAGAATGCCCTTTATTGAAGGAATAAGAAGACTGGGCAAGAATCAAATCCCACATCTCGTTAATTTGATCCTCTGTCCATCCTCTATCTTTTAGTCCTTGTCTAAACTGAGCTTCAAGAGACTCCATAACATCAGCTTTTTTCTTGCCAATAGCACGACGAGCATTATCAACCTGATCTTCTGGAAAGTTTGCAAGTCTAAATATTTGAAGGGCTTGCTCTTGATAAATTAACACAAAACCTGTTGTTTTAAATATATCATACAGATCTGGATGAATTAACTTTGCTTCTTCTGGGTGTATTACATTCTTACAATAAGAAGGAAATTGAGATTTACTTCCCGGCCTATTCATTGCCGTGCAAGAAATTACAGAATTAATATTATCACAATGACAATCAATAGCCATCTGTTGAGCCTCAGTAGATTCGTATTGAAAAACACCAATACAATTACCCGGTATATAAACTTTTTCATATACCTCTTTGTCATCAAGGTCAAGATGGTTTATATCGACATCTTGCCAAGTTAAACCAGCAAAATGTAAACAATCATCTATAATTGAAATCTGGCGCAAACCTAACACATCGAGCTTGAGCAATCCCAACGAGTCCTGCGCACTGTGCATCTCAAGTGCAAGCTGTACGCCACCATCTTTGTCCAAACATAATGGCCCATATTCTACAAGTGGTTTCGGAGCAACTATAACCGCACTGGCGTGTTTCGATCTCCCGCGAATATGATTTTCAATTTTCAAACAGTATTCAAACAGCAAAGGGAACTGCTCATATGCTTTTTGAAGTTTAGGATTGCTGTTAATCAACTCTCTTAGAGCAACTTCTTTTTCTTGAGACTCGCCATATTCATCAATAGTCTTGATAGTTGGTATACAATCCATCAATTCTTTTCTAAGGACATATGGCAATTGCCCATAGTATGGAGAATCAGGATCGTCATTCAGAACCTTGGCTACATCACGAATACATACGCGAGTAGAAATTGTAGAATAAGCAGACAGCGGAGCAACCATAGTCTCACCAAACATGTCCCTTGCAATTTGAATGGCTTGTTGACGCTTCACTTTATTTACGTCCGTATCGACATCAGGCGGTGTGATACGACCCATATTGGCAAAGCGGGAAAAATCAAGTCCCCAACGTACACTATCCACTTGTGTTACACCAAGACAAAACAAACAATAGCAATTCCCGGCTGATCCGCGACCAAAACCAGTTTGGCAACCAGCATCTCTCAGGGCTTGAAGATAACGCATATTCATGATGAAATAATTAGAATAATGTAATGTGAAAAGGACAGGTAATTCTTCTTCTATACGATCTTTTCTCTTTTGCCTTTCTTCTTCGCTCATATCTTTGCACTTTTCTTCAAACCCCTGATAAACGAGATACCTTAAATACTCATCTTCGTTCGCAAACGTAGGGGGAATTGGTACATCTGGCATTTGAAGCCCAGCACCCAGACCAATGTCTATATCGTCATCGACCATATCTGCGATTAGTTGAGTTGTCTCAATACCTTGCCTTATATCTTCTTCGTCAAATTCAGATAAGGTTTTATAAACATCTTTTTCTTCCTGAAGCCAGCACCCTTGATATAGCTCGGTAACACTATCTCTATCTTCACTGATCCTTATAAAAATAGAATGTGCTTCAGCATCACTTTCTTTGAGATAGTGAGCATCACAAGTAATTACGTGAGGTAGTTTGTTCTGTTTTGCAAATTGAAGAATCAAACTGTTGGCCTCGAATTGTGACGGCGTACAGTGGCTTTGCATCTCACAAAAAACGGAGTCAAAAGTGGATTGAAGTTTATCAATCCACTCTTTAGCTTCGTCAATCTTATATGCAGTTAAAAGACGGGATAACCGCCCAGCTTGACACGCAGTCAAAGCGATAATACCTTTGCCCCAGTTGTTCTCTTTAATTCTGTCAACGGAGATTCTGGGTCTACGATAAAACCCCTTAGTCTCTGCGAATGAAACTATTTGAAATAAGTTAAGCAGACCTGTTTTGTTTTTAGCAATAAGAAGTAAATGGTAGTGGGGAAGTCGCTTGCCTTTGTCATCTACTGCAAATTCATCGTCCGTTTCGTAGATCTCTGACGAGTACAAAGGTTTACATCCATATTTTTTGCAAGCGTTTGCAAGATCGACAAAGGCACTGATATTACCATGATCCGATATACAAGCTACTTTAGAATGTTCTGCGGCAAATTGGACTATCTCTTCGACTTTGAGGAGAGAGTCAAGAAATGAAAACTCTGAATGCACATGTAAATGAACAAAAGACAATCAAACATCTCCTTTCTCCATTATTAAACTTCTACTTCTTCCCGTAAATAACTTCTCTGCTCCACTTAATACAGTCACCAAGCTTATAGCTACAGCATCTCTTCTTAGCATAAAACAGAGCGTCCATAAGATCAACTACCGATATTTCTGTATCTACTTTATTAAACACTGGATACTTTGGGAATGCCCTGTCGAGTATCCCAGCTGCTTCAAAATCATTGAAGCCCTTATATGTAGTAACCATTTTTATTCTCCTTCTTTGTCCTTTACAACTGCCATCGCTTCTTGCTGAAGCCACCAGCATTCATGCTCTAAGGCAATGTCATAATCGTATTCGTCAAATTGTGTCCCATCTGAAGTGACAAGATAAGTTTTAATTCCCCATGAAAATGGTTCTTCATCCCAATCATAATCTATATCTTCTTCATACTCGCGGAGAATAATAAGAGACGCAAGATCCCTGAGAGGAAGAGAACGAATCATTTGCTCATTAGTCATGTTTTCCCTCTAAATATAACAATCATACTTGGAAACGGGGCAGAATTTTTACTGTTTCCAAATTTCAGTCTACCCCGTACAAATCTAATCTCAGCTTTACCATAAATATAATCATGGAACCACTTGGTATCTGTTCTTGCAGGGAGCAACATTACAACCGTTACACCAGTAAGTGACTCATTATATGCTTTCTCAACCCATTTGCCAATCTCACGACCATACGGTGGATTGCACCAAACAGTTTCTTGGCTGGTGTGTGTGTGTGTGTGTGTGTGTCCAAGGCTGCGCCAAACCATCTGCCATTTTGTCATAATACTTCTCGCATTTATGATTTGATTCATCCGCAGCAACGTCAAGAGTAAAATGAAACTCTTCGTCCAACTTATCAAAGAAGTCTTGAGGCGTTGCCCATTGATCTTTTGCAGAAGAAAACATAAGAGATGTGTTCATTTATTCACCTTCTTCAAGTGTCCTGTATAAAACATCCAATTGTTCTCATCTTCAACAAACGACACTAAGCCAAATGGGCCATCAGGTCTTACCTCTTTTCTAAGAGTGAACACTCTGTTGGCATTTGCTTTAACAAACTCTTTATACTCAGGCTTAAATTCATTCCACTGCGGATCATGAGACAATTTCTCAAGATCAATCATTACTTTATCGCCGGGAGCAAGAATATCTTTGTTCATACGATTCTCAACCAGATCACTATCATATGAATCTCTGATCATTGCTTGTAACTCCCAAGGCTTAGTCTTCTGAAGATGTTTAATCTGTCTTTCTAACTTTCTACGCTCTGCACGTCCCAACCTATCACCTCAAATATCTAAATCCAAATCCCAGTCATTGTCTACTTCTTTATCTCTAACCCCACAAATTGAATAGTCTTTGACTACCGCTTGGGGATATGCCACACCCTTATACACATTGATCCCAAACGTACAAATAGCATCAATCAAAACTTCTTTATCACTTGTAAACCCAAAGTCTATATCATCAATCTCTCTGAGCAACGGATCATCTTCTGGAACTTTAAACTTCACATACTCAACACTGTTACCGCCAATCTTCCAAGAGATTGAATTCTTACCCATAGTTTTAAAATTCTCCGCACTGACAGGAATATTGCGGATCAAAATGGTAACAGGAGCGAAGCCATATCCAGAATAGTGGTCAAAGAAAGTCATGCGACTGACAAAGCCAGTATCAATATCCTCTGCGTCAACCTCAAAATCAACGTTGTATACTCTCTCTCCAATGCTTACTACTGGTAGATCATCATTAGAATTACTACAAGAAGAAATGGCTATGTCAAAATAATAAGCGATCATGTCTGGATCCAAATCTATAAACGATATACCAGCTGCATTGTCGTGGCCTTGTACATAGCAATTATCTTCAAGAGCGCTTTCAAGAGTATCTTTTAAACTTGAAATAGGTGAACCATCATAGTTCCTAATCGAACCACTATATTCAGATATACTCTCAGGAGAATTTGTAATAAGATTTCTCTTATGGTACACAATACATGGCTTACAATATTGATTTGCTAATTCATTGGCAACCAGACCAGTCAATGTACTTGGCTTACTATCTTGATACTCAACAAGCAAGATGTGATCATACTCATGCACTTGACAAGTATCAAGCAGCTTTTGCTTGGCTCTATCTTGTCTGCTCTTAGCGTTCTTACACAACCTGACAACTCGTTCATAAATACTCTCAACCTCTACACCCAAGCTGCCACGCTTCTCATAGTCAAATTCTTCATAATCATCAATGAATGCCCTAAAGAGCAAAGTCTTTTCCTCCATGCTACCCATGCGGATCATAGCAGAAATCAAAGGAGCAACTTTGAATTTAATATGTTCAATTGTCACATCATCCAGAGGAATCTCTTGAGAATTAAGGAAAGCTTTGAGCGCGGTGCTGTTAATATCTGCAAGCCCATTCTGAATAAAGTACATATTGTCTTCATTGGTTACTGGCATAATATCTGAAATAGTAGCAATGGCTACGAGGTCACGGTTATCTCTTAAAAAATCAGAACCTTGTTCATCCATAAATGCGTTCCACCACCAATGACGAAGGAAACACCAAGTAACAGCAGTACCACACAAGCTTTGATTGGCATACTGCCCGTCCATACAGTTCACAATGTAAGCATACGAATTGCCACGCTCAATTATGTGATGATCAAGACAAATTACAAGAATTCCTTTTTCGCTCAACGCCTTACATTCTTCAACATTATTGCTTCCTGCGTCTGGTAGCACAACAATCGTTGTATCATCGTCAATTTTAATATCGCTACTTAACCCGTGTTGTTTGCCATCATGAATTGAATATATACATTCAATGTCATTGCGCCAGCTATAATATGTTTCAATAAACTTATAAAATAATGCAGCCGAACAGATACCATCAAGGTCACTATCGACTATAATCTGAATCTTATTTTTCTCCGCTGGGAGTTTAGCAGATAGCTTATTATGAAGTGTAGCAGCTGCCTCGTTGATATTCAGAAAGTTGAACTCAGGTGGATTTTTAAACTCCCTCTTACACCAATCATTAGGAAGCCCACGGTTTATAGCAATTGATTCTTTTAGATCAGCTGAAAGAATATCGTTTTCACATAGTAGGTTATAGTTAATAATAATCACCTCTCTTATCTTTAATTGAATAGAATAAATAACAGAACATAATAGCTAAGAATGTAACTGATAGACAACCAACAACGCCAAAGGTAACACCGATCCAGAAGATAATATCGTTAGTGTTAATGAGCATAGTTTTGTCTCCTTAAAAATAATAAAGTGGCCCACCTCGGATTTGAACCGAGACTTAACAGATTTTGAATCTGCACTCTCTGCCGTTGGAGTAGTGGGCCATTAATATGGGCCTGTCCCGATTCGGACGGGAAACTTTACGTTTATGAGACGCAATTTCTGCCAATTGAATTACAGGCCCAAATAAGAGCAAGGGAATAACCCTTGCCCTCTATAGAAAATAAGTCCTCCAGTGGTGCGCATTGTCAAGAGGCGTAGGAGGAACATTAATTATTTACAACGACTCTTTATAAACCTCAAAATCCTTCTCAAACTTTTCTTTACTATATGCGTATAGCGATCCATCTTCATCCCTAACAATATATCCATCCCAAGGTACATGCATTTCACCAATTGGCGTTGAAACATATATACCACAATTACTTGGATCTGGTCTTATAGATGTACCAGCACTATCCATAAACCACTTTGGCATTATCTGATCCCATTCATCGAGACTATGAATTTCATTTTTGATTTGGACGGCCTCTACTGGATATGATTTCCTGATATATTTCATATTATCCTCACGTTATTCATTCAACGATTTTAATTTCTAAGTGCCTACTTGTTGATACACTTTCAATATGTTCATCAACCTTGCCATACACTATAACGTCAAGTTTTTCGAGGTCGTTTGGTGTCTCAATAAATATGATTTCGAACTCAATATCGTCCTTTGGCATTAGAATAAAACCAGAAATATGATACTTTGGAAAATTATCAACGAACATGCCTATATAGTTTTCAGTCTCAAATGAGCAAATCTCATCAAAAGGAGTGTCATCTATGGGAGCAATAACTCGTTTAAGTTGAATCATATCAAATCTCAGCCTCCTCTTTTTCGACAAGCATTTTGTGAATCTTTTCAAGCGCAAAGATATAAGCTTCGGCGCTCTTCGAAGTCGGTATCTCAATGGCAATCACAGGCGTAAGATTGCTCAGCTTTTCTCGTTCAGATTCTTCCATAGGAATACCCGGTTCAAAGTAGTTATCAGATGCAAGGAGACATAGCAAAGCAGCCTGTCTATCTTCGTCGTAAGTGCAGTAAGTACGTCCATGTCCAACAGGAATACTAATAGTCAAAATCTCATCATTGCCAATTTGCATAAATTGTCTCCTTATCTAATCTTCACGATATTCTCTTTCAGTTGTTGCCATTTATCAGGATTGTCACTTGGTGATTCATGTTCCTCAAGCAAGTTGTCAACGTCCATTACCGCAAATACATTCACTGTACCAATGAACTTACTTGCTATATTCTTCAGTTCATCTATATCAACATCCTTATCTAAACACAATACAACGTCAACGCACATACGAGAAAGCAATTCAATTTGATGACGAGTGATTGTTTTACCGCCAGTTGATACACAATTTTTATCTCCATAAGAGAATAACTGCATAACAAACTTCTCACTTTCTCCTACATAGACACAATGATTAGATCGGATGAAATCATAGCTTTTATCTAAACCAAATAGCACTTGTCCTTTATTGCATGGTTCAAGGTACAAATACTTCTGGATGTCTGAATCTTCTGGAATGTCACCGAACCATCTGCCTTTAACTCCTATGAGTTTGCCGTCATAATTACGAATCGGTATAGTAATACGATTTGTACACTGATCATATCCGATTTCAAAAGTTTTCTGCACATTGTAAGAAATGCCGTCATTTTTAAAATAGTCGTTTACATATGGGAGATAGTATGTGAGTATTTGTTCTGGAATAGGAGAGAGAGGTTTTTCTGGTTCACCATCTCCGTCTCCATCAATCATTTGCACAAGTGTTCTGGTAAGCTTGATTGATTCTGGAAGATCTTCGTCAAAGTCATGATAAATAGATATGCCAATACTTGTACAAATAAACTTTAAAGCTTCAAAGAAATCACATTTATTATAAAACTGAACTAATGTGAATATGTCATGATAGGATGATACAGAATCTAAATCACGAGTATAGTTCACAACAACCAGTGAAGGAAGAAATACATTTACCGCTTGTGGGTTGTCTCCATTGTCTGCATTGCATGCAGTATAATAAGACTTGTGACGTTTAATAGATGTACAGCCAAGAGACTCCAAGATTGCGTAGACGCAATCATTATCGACAATGTAATCACGCAACTCTTGAGTGTTCACTTGACTGCTACCTCCTTAGCAACTCTCCACATTCAATCCATATGTTTAAATTCAAATCTACCTCGAATATCAATCGTGGTTTTACACCACTCCGATTCTTGTCCACGACAAAACAATAATAGGTTTTAGATTGAGACAAATCTGCGATTACATCAGAACCCCAACTTTCTTCATTCTTTTTTATGTACTTATATTTATAGTATTCATCTTTGTTGATCTGCTTAATCATAACCAAACTATCAAGTACATGCTTTGTCTGTTTTGCTTCAGCGATACAAGATGAATTCATATTCTCTGGGGCAACACTATTTGTCTCATCGTTTAACTGCATAGAGATATAGCCAAATACATTTAATGGTTTACATATCTCAGCAAGCTTTGTAACTGTAGCTTTAAACGCAGACCATTCTCCAACTTGCTCATTTTTACATGTATCATAAAACCAAAGTTCAACGCCTTTGGTGATAACTGCCTTACGAATCTCAAACTCAAGAACATGATCACTGTAATCGGCTGAAATATCTTTTACATAGATCAATGCTTTTACTTGAGACTCAATCCAACTCGCTATTTGTTTTACTTTATGATATTCCTCAGAATGTTCTTGGACTCTTTGAAGAAACTCTTGTGTTGATTCCAAGAAGTTGCCATGAGAATCACGTTTTCGTATAATGAATTGTCCATTTTCATCACGATATTGCCCCATGACAATCTCTCGTTCTGGCTTAGTGATGTCCACACCATGCAGCGCCTTATATTCTGGATTATTAATTACAGTTGTAAGCAGAGCCTTACGCATTTTCTCGACAGTCATTTCGTTAAGCAATACAAGAGTTCTCTTTTTGAGAACCAATGTAGCGTAAGCCACAAGCTTTATCATAAGTCTTGACTTGCCAGCATTTGACATAGCAGCACATGCCATTATGGTTTTCTTTTGCATTCCCATAAATACCTCATTCAATATTGGGAATGGAATCTCAAACCCTTGATCTGGTGTATCAAGACAGTTGTCAATCATATCTCCAACTTTGGAGTTTAATACATCTATATCAGAATCACCCATAATCACAGTGTTAATATGATCAGCTTGAGTGCGAATCATTTTATAGATGTCTTTAGCAGTCATAAAATCGAACTGCTTATGCCGTCGAATAAAAGCTGTATTAAATCCTTTTCTTTCATACTCACGCAACAAACTATACTTCTTTAAACGATCAAAACAACTACGAACATCAAACTCATTGTCAGACGATAGTTTTATCCATGTTTCTATTGTTCGCCATCCACCATATTTTTGATACTGTTTAAGACGCTCAGACTCTTCGGTCATGAATACCGAAACATTTATCTTATTAAACGTTTGAGTAACAGTCTGATACATTATTTGTGCTTGTTCAAAGAAGAATCTTGTTGCATTGTCTGCGAAGTCATACTTTGGGCGAATATAATACCCGTAATCCACAAGCAACTCAGGATTATTATATATCGCGCCTACGAATCGTATTTCTACTTGCTCAATATTCTCTTCATGCTGTGTTTCACTCACAGGTATATATCACCCCTTTCTCCAATATCAAACTACAATCGCCAGATAATACAGTATAATTGCATTATCTGGGGGAAATCTAATCTAATGTGGCCTCATAATCTATTGAAAACTCTTCTTCTTGTTTAGTCAAGTCTTCAACGTGACCCCATAATTTGTATTTGTTTGGATTATTTATCGCTTGTTTATTTCTTTCTTCTGCTTCAACTTGTTCTGCTTCAATTCTTGTACGCCATGCCTTATATTCTTTATACGAACTCATAGCTACTGCAAGTGCATAATCAATTCGACGTTCTCCTTCGATCTCTTTGAGTCTGAATTGTTTAAAAAGATAATCATCTTTCTGCTTGATAATATCAAACAACTCATCAGGTGGTATTGGTTGAGCAAGTCCCCGGAAACTACCTTTATAAATCTCGTCAAGCTTTCTGTATATCCTAACCGGGATAGAACATACATCATAATGCTTAAAGAAAAACTGGCACATGTCATCTTTTGAAACTTCTGTTAGAACAAAGTTTGCTGTCTTGCTAATCCAGTCTTTTATATTTACCCTTGAAGATGTAGATTCAACAAAACAGTCATAGTGATACCACTTTTTCTTTGTGGCATAATAGATATACTTATTGGAGTAGGGGAGAGATACTTCTATCGTCTCCCCGCACCGAGCGCACTTGCGAATCAGCATTGTTATGCCTCCACAATCTCCTTTGCAATAACAACTACACGAGACATCATATTGGGATCTTCAATCTTACTAAGAGAAGTAGGAATGTTTTCAGACTTAATCCTATCGCTAAACTGCTTGCGCTGTTCAGGATTCATCTTAGAATGATACTTCTTTACTTCCTTCCGAAGAGTTTCAATGTCAGGAGTAGAAGAAGAAGAAGATTCAGATTCTTCTTCACTTGTATCAGTAATGCCAGCCTTTTCTTGATAAATTTTCATTTCAGTCTCAACTGCTTGATCCATAGTGTTCTTGATCACAATATCTTTCCCACCATGCTTATCAATCATCGACTGCATATCAAGAATACTTGGATTCTCAACGATCTGACCAACAGCCCATGTCTTACTACGATCCTTTAATACTTGCATTTTGACAGTATCTGGCTCGTCCTCATCCCTATAGAGACGAACCACAGTAGAGGCATTAAATTCTGCACCCTTAAATGCATCACTTACAATTTTACCAGTCTCAACAGACTGAATTTGCCCACCGACCTTTACGCTTTTTGTTTCTTTCTTCTCTCTCGCACTAATGATCCAATGGACATTGCTTCCCGTAAGATCAAGAATGAGTTCTTGACCACTAAAATTAAGACTGTTGTAATCCTTATACTCAAGTCCAGCACCATCAATAGCTACTGCTTTGGCCTCTCCAGTCAAACCGTCGCGTGTGGCTCTCACCCTTGCTCTCTTGCGTGACAGATTAAGCAAAGATTGCTGACAAGTCATTTTTAGGATCGTTGCACCATCTAAGAATATGGCAGTCGGAACAAAAGGCCGCCCCTGTGCATCAAGTACATACTCGTCAAGTTCCTCGCCATCTGGCCCAAGTTCATGCAATGGCTTCCCATTAGCTACTTGTTCAATATAATGAGTTACTTCAGCAAGAGATTGTGTCCAAACCGTATATACATTGTTCAAATCCACTCCGTCTTCTTCGAGTTCATCAAGGGCGAAAGACACGCCGTTTGACTCACAGTCAATTACAAGCAGACGGATAGGCTCTCCATTTTCATCATGTAGCTTTGCAAGCTGTAATCCCAGCGTAGTCTTTCCACTGAAAAAATCACCCATGATATACATATTGATCTTATGATTAAGTTTTCCACCCCTATGTGCTTGTGCCATTATGTTTTCTCCTTATTATCATTAATAATTTTTTTACTTCGTGGCGGTATAGTTAGCGCGTCAATTAAATCCCAACCATGTTTTACTCTATACCATACGGTGCTACTATTTATTTTATATTCCTTTATCCAATCAGTTAGTATTTTTGTTTCTCCATTTATTTCTACATAATGATTATTCCTTTTATTTCTACTTTGTTCTATCAACGAAACCCATCTACAATTCTCTGGGCAATAGTCTCCATTTACGTCAATACGATCTAATGTGCATTTCATATATTCTGCATTTTCATCATACCCGTTCATGTATGCCCATTCTCGAAAAGAGTAAAAGTTATTATTCCATTCTTCGCATACTTTTATTCCGCGCTCACCATAATTTTTATAATTATTGTAATTTTGATTATAGCACCTTTCTCTCATTGCAACCCAAACAAACCACAACCTTGATTTTGAATCGCCATGTATTTTATTTAGATTGCCAACCCTTTCTGCTTTTAAACATCCACATGATTTTACCTTTCCTGTTTTCAAATCATGGTATTTAACGAATATATGTTTTCCACATTCGCACAAACAATCCCATTGAACACGACCATCACTGCCTTTGCCAGCTGTTCCTATAACAAGCAATTTACCGTATCTTTGCCCTATAATATTAGTAGGTTTTTTAGCCATAGCGTTTTATATTCCCAGATCAAAATCATCTTCTTCGTCATCAAAATTGCTATTCATATTGGGCTTTCCACCCCAATCGTTTTCGTTATTATCGCTCTTGCCATAATCGTTCTTAGCATTTTGAATATTAGCGATAACATCCATTGCTTTTTCAATGACTTCTTTGGAATAAGCCTCTTTATCAATAGTCTCAGGATCAGCACCAGTAATAAGCAACTTGCGCTTGAATTGAGAAGCAACGCGTTCCATCTTATTTGGCATACCCCATTCGGAAGATTCAGTAATCTCTTCAGCCTGACCATCTATGACGATATCTCCAAACACCTTGATGTAAGTATATTCGCCCAACTTTTTCAGATTTTTAGCAAGTCCAGCATTTCTTACATATAGTTCAGTTTCTTCAATACTACTATAGTTGACAATCTTTGCAGTCACAACAGCCTCACCGGGAGTTTCTTCATTCTTTGCGACGTTCATGCAAACAATGGGCTGAGTAAATTGCGCATTCGGCTTGAAGTCTACATCTTCGAAATCAATTTCCTTGCACAAAGAAACCTGTTGAGGTTCAAATTCTATACGGTGCTGACCATTATAAGTCTTATAAATAATATTTCCGCGAATGAAAACTGAATCACCATCATTCAGATTCTGAATTTCGTCACAAGCATCAAATGGAGTCAGATACTTACGATCATTTATCTCTTTTCCCTTGGCGTCGATAACCTTCTTACATCCGCAAGTAACACCAATTAGACGATAACCATCTTCGCCAAACAGCTGCTTAGAAGTCTTAAAGCGGTCAGCCCACTTGACACTCTTAGTGGTAGTATTGTTCTTCCCATCAGCGCCCTTGACCGTCTTGGAGAAATACACTTGATCCTGCGTCGATCCAAAGAGGTCAAGATAAACAATCTTATCCTCTTCAATCTCTACGCCAAAGTGTACCCTTCGATAGCTACCGCCATTCTTAGTATCGCCATCTGCATAAAAACTGTTGCTAAACCTACCAGTTACCTTGCCACTCAGCATGAAAGTACCACGAAGCTGTGCGCATCCCAATTCAACCTTATTCTTTGCCATTATTCAATCCTCCATTTTATTCCAATTGTCTCCATTATTAATCTTTAATCGTAGTATTCATCTTCATCATCTTCATCGTCATCTCTATCTTTATACATAAAATCATACGGCACATCAGTGAGTACATTCTTCAAACTTGAGATCAACAACTTAATCTCTTTCTCGTCCTGACTAACCTTCTGGATCGACTTCATGCAATCACTCCTTAATGTCAGTACAATTTGTAGCAATCACTACAGGCCACAGTGTTATCTGCCAAGATGACAAAATCATGTGTTGTGTATTCACCACACAAATCACATAAATCGGTATTTGCCCAGTGTTGCTAATCACTATCCAGAACCCTTGATTTTGCTGCAAAGTAATCTCGATAATGTACCGATTTTGGATTTTCAAAAGCCGATTTTAGCAAAATCTCGACCTTTTCCAGCAGATCGCTGGGCGGGTTTGAGACAAAGGCAAACAAGTCCAAATACCCTTGGATATCGTCCCTATTGAAGCTTCCATGAGAATTCAGGAAGTGCTTCAAAATGGCATGCGCATGGTTTACGGGATACATGGGGTTTTGCTTGTCCGACAATCCTTTGGTTTCCGATGACAAATAGACCTTGCTGTCAAGCGACAGTTCTCTGATCAGTTTCTTGTGAGAACTATCACCATCGTGTATCAGCACCGAGCCAGGCGCAATGTGGTTCTTGAACGTTTCGTAGGTCTTCTTCTGCGACGGTTTGCCCAGACCCTCAACAATGAAAATGGTCTGTTTTCTGTCGGTAGCAACGCCGATGCAGATCTGATTCCGGGAGGTGCCACGCAGTTGTTTGCCATCGTCGTGAAGCGTCTTATCTGCCCTTCTGAGGCTGTAAAACGTCTCGTCAAGCCAAACCTCGCCGGACAGCAAAATACCGTCCTGAGAGCCTTCCAGGGTCAAAAACACCTTATGCAGCCAATATTGGGACGTGCTGATCGCGTTTTTATTGTTCCAGGAGTCCGCAGAAAGGCTGACATGGCGAAAGAGATTCTGACAGTATTCCATCCACTCGCTGATGGAAATACGATGATCTTCAAAGATCGTCCCTGTAGTTGGAAGAAAGGTTCTGCCGCAGGTACACTTGTACCGCTGGACGCCGCTTTTCGTGAATCCGCTCTTCTTGAAGAAAAAGGGCTTACGTTCACAGTAGGGGCATTTGGTCGGAACAAACGAGTTGATCATTTCCGCCTCGCCGCTGTCAGCGACCGTGCGATGGCGATCGTTATAGTGCTCCTCGTGGTGCTCCTTCAAAAAAGCTTGCATCGGGGTCAATTCCTCCAACGAATCCCAAGGGGTGGATTTCCTTGATTTGAACTTTGGACGGCTGCTCACAGCGACCACTCCTGCTATAATTCTTGACTTACATTATAGCACGAATAGCAACACTGGGCAAATACCGATTTAATCACATCGAAATGCGTTGACAACCTGATCACTCTTGCAGTATGGGCATCCCCAATATGTCACAGGCCCATACTCTGATTCTCCAACGCATTCTTTTACTATGCCAAGAGATGCAAATACTGCACCGCAATCTTCGCATTTAAACATTATACCTTACCAGCCAAGGAAGCGAATTAGATCCTTGAGACTGTCGTTTACATCATTGTTAATATACGGGAATACAAGACCATACTTCTTTTCGTATTCATTGAGTGCATTCTTCAGTTTCTTCTCGGCAGCATTCTGCTCTGCCTTAAGCATTAGAAGATTGTCAATGTCCTTCTTACGCTGGGCTTCACGCTCTTTCTTCTCTTCTTCAGCCTTGCGCTTCTTCTCATCCTGAGAATGTTCGTTCATATGGACAGCAAATCCATGAATGTCATGGAAACCCTTGCCGCACACAGGACAGATCATAGCGGGAGCCTCGTTGGTTACAGTATCGGTAGTATAAGGCATTAAATCATCTCCAATTATATTGTTATTATAGTGAAATAACGGCTCAATTTCTTGAGATTGAGCCGTTTGCGAAGAGTTTATCATACACAAAACCAAGCCATTATTTGTACAGAAAAACTCTATAAAACATAGAAAAAAAACAGCGCCCTGAACGCGACAGAAGAAAAGAATATTAAATGCAAAACAGAAAAGAACATAAGATGTTAAGACGTAAACGTCAAAATTTATAGATTTTCAAAATCTATACAATTATCTCATAACGACGTATTATTAATGATTAGCGAGAGCGACTATTGTACGCCATATTGATAGCGAAATGAATAACGTTGTTTTCGAGATAGCGTAATGACGAAATGACGAATTGACGCTTAACGTAAGCTAATGCATTAGCGACCTTGCTAATATCTTCAATGTAAAAACAAGCTGTTATCAAAGAAGATTAAACAGCATAAACTTAAAACATATATCAGATTAAATGCATTTTCCTCAAGAAAAAAATCCAATCCGATACGATTAAGTATGTGAACTACAAAGAACTAAATCTTTCTCACTCACACAGGTCAGCCTTTTACTGTAGCTGAAACAGTCCTTCTGCATTTAATACCAATCCTTCTGCCCCGGTCAGGGCGCTATATATCTAACTGACTAAAGCCTCATTAAGAGGCTTTAAGAGGCTTTAGTCAACTTGTAATCCTCAACCAATTCCTCAAGCGTATCGTTGAGGTCAAAGGCGGGGGAGTAGTCCACAGGAACAGAGGTGAGCCAGTAATCGAGAGTAGCAGATACCCTATCCGACTCAGCAGCCATGTCAGAGATCAGCTTCTTCAGATGAACCCTGTCGAAGTCAATCACAGAGGTCTGCTTGATGTCGTAGTAGTATTGTACCTGATTACCTTCAGAGTTGAGAGTATAGGCGCTACCTCTGGTGACACTCTCGCGACCCTTAGTGCGCACCATACGCTTCAGAACCTCAACAATATTCTGACGAGTCCTGTTCATGGACATCATCATGTCCATCTCAGAGCAATGAAGGTTTTTTGCATTGTTAATGGCCTTGGCAAGCATCTCCTTCTCGGAGTATACCTTCATGATGAACGCAACCAGAATGTCAGGGGAGACATCTATCGTGCGATCAGAGAGATTATCCTTAACTTCATCCTCTGCGGAAGCGATTGCCTTACTGCGGAGGTGAGTCTCAGTGATCACCATAAAATTCCCAGAAGACCTGAGATAGTTCATGGCTTCACCGATGAGACGGTCAAAGAAATTCTGGTAACGGAAAGCTTCCTTCAGAGTGATGGACATTACACATTCCTCCCTTGTACTCTTGTCCATTAATAAACTACGACTTCAACCAAGCGGGATATCTATGATCATCAGGCGAGATAAACTCCCTGCAATCAGCCATTAAACGTCCCCAACGACGCTCTTCAGTCAATTGCATAATCCACATATTTTCAAGATCTTCTTGTTTATACATATCGGTGACATCACCTCTAATATCAAAGAATCTTACTGGTACTGTTGGATCAGCTGGTTCAAGCGGATCGGGATGTTCAATAAACCTTGCAATAAAATGACCTTCAATAGGGTCGTGAAATATATCAACGATATAACCAACCTCGTTAAATCTCTCTTTGAGTATCCATGCAAACCAATAACAACATCCATGAAGAAATACATCTTCGCTCCCTTTAAAATGTTTGATAAAATCAATGACTTCCTGCATACTGCCTCCCTATAATCTTAGCATCCAGACGAGATACAATATCCTCCCCGCACAAATCCGTTAAGTTGGCGAAATAATCAGAGAGAAAGAAATTCCTTGTTTTAAGATAGTGGTTATAGTTCTCTTTGTCATTCTTATTTCTAAGATAATTAATAAGCGCAGAACAATAATCGTCTGCCATATAAGCAAGAAAAGATTCGAGCAGCTTAAAGCAGCCATCATCGTTTAGTTTATCAATCGTCAGACGAGGAACGTTATCAAACTTAGGTATTTTCGCCATAGATGCTTCCTCCATTAATAAACTTAATCAGGTTTGACGATATAAAAACAGACATGATCTCCTACATCTATCCACATCCATCCATTATCATCTTCCCAAGTGCGTTGATAGTACGTTTTATACTTGGGATTCCTTTTGTGCAAATCTTCAAGAGCAGCACTAACAGCACTCAATTGATACCTGTTGTCGCTCAATTCTCTAATGAACTCATGAGATCCATCTGAATGTTGAAAATACAGTTTCAAATCATCAACTCCTAAATAACTTTCTGAGTCTGAAACAATTCAATCCTGTTCTCAATCAACTTGTGATACTGATCGTAGTAGATTTTATCAGTGCGCTTTGTCAGCCCATAAACCCAGTCTCTGATCGTCGCCAGCTTCTTCTCCATCGCGGTCAAATATTTTTCCTTGGCACGAATCAAAGCCAACTTCTTTCCGAAGTCAATGTCAAACTCATCATCGGGATGGCACTTGGCTTTACCAACATACTCTTTGTTGATAGCCACTCTATCTGCACAGTAATCAAAAGTCCACTGATCGCCAACAACAGCCAAACCAGTCCCAAAGATGTGCTTATTAAGCTGACTGTCAAACAAGTCCTGTGCATCATTAGGGGAGCATTTGATCTTGGCTGTAACAGTCCTTTTGTCAGAGTCAATATGATAAACAACGTTCCCACTCTTAGAGTATTCAATGCTCTTCATATTTTATCTCCTTATCTACCACTCTTAATCTCATACAGGATCAGGCTTGCCCAGAAACCGATATTCAAGCAAGTGATTACATCATTGTTATCCATGCCATATTTGCTTGTATACACAAAATCTACGATGAGAATTACAATGGCAAAGATCAAATTCAATCTGCCATCCTCAAACCAATTATCTTTTTTCATATGTCTTCCTCTATATAAATATGTCATTTACATGTGAAGCAAATCGTGCTATAATAATGAGGTAGAAGCAGTAGATAGGTTCTTCTCCAAATTGTGAAAGGAGGAGATGCCGATGAGGTTGATCAAACTGTTGAAGCTAATTTGTTCTCTGTGCAGAGCCATCGCCATCATTATTGGTGCTGTGTGTGATATGCTCAGGACGAAATGGGCTTACGAAGCGCACCGGGAAAACACACTCCACAAGTAATTTCCCGAAAGAACTATTTGATATTATTCGTTAATCGCTAATCACTAATCATTAATACGTTACCTAACGCCAAACGTCAATCGTCAATACGCCAATTCGCTATTTCGTTCTTTCGCCAAATGGGAAGGATTGAATTCTACTGCTTCTACTCCATTAATAAACTTTATGAATCGGTTCCCTTTTCGGTTCCCTTTTCGACCAAAGTTCCAATCAATTCATCATGCCACTTGGCATCATTAAACTTTTTTAAGAGATCAAGAGAACTGCGAAGTTCGCAGTTCTCTATCCAGAGTCTGTCGTTCTCTTTCTCCATCCACTTGGATAGATAGATAAACACATCATGTTCACAGTGAGAGTTATGAATCTCTTGAATGATTTCGTGAAATGCCATATACTCCCTCATGCAGCTTTACCATCAAGGGCTTTCATATCCAACCTATTCCGACTATTCTTTATACCCTTGTTGTACAGGCTTGCAATTTGGTATGCAGCCCTTCGAGACTCACCGCGAACAGCGTGATGTTCACTTTCCATATCTCGCAGAATAATCTTAGGCGTAGTCCATGAAAGCACTTCGGTCAATCGATTGAAATCAAATTTATCCGAATAAGTTCTCGCCAACCTTGCAATGCCTCCAATAATCGCCACATCGGTAGAGTGATCAAGATACATCCATGCGTTCTTGATGCACATAAGGATTGTGCCGACCCTCTCAGGGCCAAACTCACGGTAGATGTCCCTCAAAGTCTTAACGCACTTGATGTTGTTACCCTTGTTGTTATGCTGAAGGACTGCGAAACCCCAATCCTTACACAGCTTAATAATTTCCATAGTCTCAGGATCTTTGGCCTCAACAAGTGCATTCCATTTATGATTGGTGTTCACAGCGCCCACATCTTCCTGCTGACGAGCGAAAAGATAAGCCTCATCCTGATAAGTAAGTCCGTGATGAATCACAGCTGGAATCTCGGTGAGTCCCATGAGATAATAGGCATTGGCACGATGCTGACCATCGAACACCCAGTACTTTCCATCCCTAAAGGACACTTCAATGGGACGCATACGGTGGATGTCGAACTTCTCAACAATGCGCTTCACACGATCAATGTTGAGATCCTTCTGATACTTCCCCATCTCCAATTTGGAGAGGGGAAGCATGGTAGTAGCAATCTCATCGCACTTGTACTTCTGGTTCAGATCAATGGCGGCATTCCGAGCGGCGATGATGGTTTTCTTGGAAATGATGGAGTTGGAAGTGGCATTACTCATGGTTCATTCTCCTTTACAATTAAGCACCGAGGTTAAGGTCGAGTCCACTGTCATCAAGTTCATAATCGTCATCATCGTAGTCAGGATCATCATTATAACCACTGGCTACGATGAGAGCAGCCTTCAACATATTGCCAGCACTAAGAGCCTCAGACAAAGTTTCAACCAGCGTTTTCAGCATTGCCTTACCAACACACGGGAAGCTGTCGGTCTGAGTGAGCGCCCCATCCATCTTGCTCTTGAACTGTCCAATAGCAATCTGAATTCCAGAAACTAGAGCATCACGTTCACGCTGAGTCAGTTCTTCTGGAGTTTCGTTGAGCCTCAGAGCCTTGCGAAGATACTCATCTTTGCTGTCACGTTCCATCGCCTTGATCTTATCAGTCTTTTCCTCAAGCTGATAAGCAAGGTCATTGGATTTCCGTTCTTCAGCCTCAAGCTTCTGCTTGAGAGCATCAATCTCATTCTGGAGAGAGATGATGCCATCATCCCCACCTTCAGCAACAGCCTTCAGCCGTACAATCTCATCGTTGTACTCTTTAAGCATCTGCCTCAGAGTGTCCTTACCCTTCTCAGAATCCTGATACTTTTCATAGAACTCACGCCGTTCTTCTTCAAGCTGGGCAATCTTCTTCTGAGTTGACTCATTCACAGGAAGAGCGCTACCCGTCCGAAGTTCGTTGTTCTCGCGGATCAGCCGATCATTCTCACCCATCAGCTTATCGTTTTCCTGTTTAACAGCGTTGGTGTTTGCAACAAGTCCCTGACGCATCTCTTCAATGTGGGCTTCAATGCTCTTTGCAGAGAACTTCACGTCATCGGGAAGCTTGTCCACCAGCTTGGCCTGTTCTTCAGGAGTCAGCTTGGCGAGAATCTTAAAACCAGTCGTAGCGTTAATTTTCCCGTCAGAGATGAGAGCCTGAAGGGCGGGATCAAGCTTGAGAAGAGACTTGAGACGGCGAAGCGTCTTTGAGTCTACGCCCAACTCCTTGGCAATATCGTCTTGTGTTACCCCACGGACATTATGTCCGTCGGCCTGTCCAGCACTTCCCTGACGTACACCCCTCAATTTCTCATACTCTTCAACCCACTTGGCCTGTTTGATCGGGTTATTCTTCATCCTTCCGAAATTGGTTTCAATCAGCTTCATCAGGACATCGTTGTCATCGTCGCTCTCGTCGAAAATGACCGGGACATCAGAGCATCCAGCCTTAATCGCTGCCCTTACTCTCTGATGCCCAGAGATGATGGTCATGTCCTTAGTGACACGCAGCGGAGTGAGTACGCCGTGATCCTTAATGGACTCAACAAGTCGATCAAATTCCGCTCCATCTACATCGTCGAAAAACTCAGCGTTACGGGGATGTACTTTGAGAACCGTGGGGTCAATGCGGCTAACCATCTCTGCCATTGGAATTCCTCCTATTCAGTTGTCGTGTTTGGTGATTGAATGAAACGAAAATGTATATAAACGAACTTGCGTTCGATTTCCTTTATTGGACTCACATTACACCATACTTGTTCCGAACATAACGTTAACAATAAATAAATATCAAGTACTGTATAGAAAAATGGACACTTAATTAACTGCGCACACAAAGGATAATTCCTTCAACATATAATTGGTTTTGTTTCTGTCATACCAAAGTCTTGCTTCTCTATCTGTCTGAAAATCCTTGAAGAATACACAACCCATATGATCCTTGAATCTGTACTTTATCAGCTTCTTCCTTTTAGCGTACTTCCTCATATTCTCATCCCTCATACACCACAAGCGCATTCGCAATGTGATTGATCCCTTTGCAGAATCCAACACACATAGAGATAATCAGTCCATACATGCCCAGTGCGATCCTCGCAGGAAGAACGGGACGATCAACGACGTAGTTCTCATTGGCATATTCCAGATTCCTAATGAGGTCAGCCTTCCTTCGAGGGGCTTGAAGGGTATCTCCAACCTTCATCTTATACCATTCACGGTCACGTTTATCTTCTTCGAACTCAGTGTAGATCATGGAGATGCTATCCATCAGATTTCCTCCTTCACATTACGATACTGGGCTACAGAGGTCAGGAAGTCATGCGCATTTTCTTTGGTCGGAAAAGAAATCCTGCGAAGCTGCCCACCGAGGCCAACATATACGTTGTGCCATCCATTAGCATAATCGTAGGTCACACTGAACTCATTGCCAACAGGAACAATATTCTGCTGATTCATTTTTGAAATCTCCCTTCGCCCTTATGTGTTCTGTCCATTATCAAACTTCAAATAAAATCAACTGAGATTTTTAAATCCCAGCTGATTGAAAGTGTATATTCAATTATATCAATCTAATCAATTTCCATTTCGATAGTACCCAATTTCCATCTCATACTCAAAGTATTTCATAGTTGCTATCACAACATACAGTCCGTCAGCTTTGCTGTACCTTACTACTCTCCGATACTCTTTCCCATTTGGCATCCTGATCTTACACTCCTTGCCGTAGTACATGGGTGACAGCAGTATCGGTTTCATCATAGCACCTCCCTCATATATAGTTTAGCACAGCTGAACCTGTTTTACAAGTATGTAATGCCATGTCCGGGTGGATACCCATAAGTCGTGACATGCTCATATGTTTTCTTGTTATAAGTCTCCATGTCAACCTTGCTCAGTTTATCCAAAGCATTCTCAATAGCCTCCTTCTTTGTTCCACCGCTACCGACAGACAGCCCACAACGGCAGTCTACAACAAACCAATACGTAGACTCTGCTTTGTAGACTGCAAGATCAAGAAGGAAGTCATTAGGGACGTTATAGCCTTCACGGGGAAGGTAGCCAACCTTTGTGATTCCATCTGTCTTGTCAGTGTAGCGAGAAAAGCCATAGAACTTCCTCTTAGCCATCTATACAATATCCTCCCATTCTTCAGTGAAGTCCTTGACATGATGCTCTCCATTATCATTAACGTTAAGTCGAAGATTGTCAGTAAAGCCATCGGAGATAAGCCAGTTAATAGCGTACACCATTCCAGAATAAAAGCTTGCACTAGTGTTTTTGCGAATTAATGCATCAATGTATTCGCTACTGTGTAAAGGGTGCTTCTGATAAGCCTCACCACATTCAGCTTCATATTTTTTCTTAATCCTGAAACGGCTGTCAAGTTCAGTCAGCAGATTATCAAATTCATAAGAAGCAATATTGATAGCCATCACTCATTCCTCCTCAATACTTCCATCCATCATGATCGTAAGAATATCTCTTAGTAGTTCTGTACCCAGTGATTTCATACAGGCTTCCAACTTCCCTCTGTTTGGCAATCTGCCTAATCTCAAGCTTGTCGGCAACAGTGTAATACTCTTTGGGATTCGCGGCAATGTACTCCAGACATCCTTTGCTGATCTTGCCATCTCCATCTCTATACATCTCTTTGAATTCAGCTTCATCCCAGCGGTCACAACGCTTGTAAGTCCAACCTTCGGGAATAGGACGAGGTTCAATAATCTGTACTCTCATCAGTGTTCCTCCTTATATAATTTCCTTTACATCAACCCACATAACTCCGTCAGTGCAATCCATAGAAGTGATTTCCAATTCCATGTCATCCTTTCCGACATCACTAAATCGTATGGGAACACCGCCATAAGATCTGAAAGAGTAATACTCTCCATTCTCAAAGTAAGCATTGACAGTCAGTATTATGTTTCCATTGTAAACCTTCGACAGATCATTCAATGTCATAATTCCATTCCTCCTTTACTCTCAAAACAGTACCAGACTTGCAGCTTCCGCTCTGTCCATGCCTTGCCCAACCAATTGATCGAACTTACACCGTTCTTCGATCCGATCCACAACCTCATCCATATTGTTGCCAGAGAAGCAAGCCTTGTAGGGAACAGTCAGCTTCCCACGATTCAGATGCTTGGTTTCTACACCATACCATGTCTCACCAACAGCCCACACCTTGAATGTGCGCTTGCCCTCGAACCTTACGATCATAGCAATAACTCCCTTCACTCATAGGTCTTTGTAGACTCAAATCAAAAGGCGATTTCCAAAGAAACCGCCTAAAGTTTTCAATCTGCAAATCACTCAGCTTCCACAAGTTCGCCATCTTCTAATTTATACCAAGTGTCGGGCTTAATCTTTTCCCCATCAACCACAGCAGAAGCCCACCATTTAATATCACAATTATCGTCGTTTTCTTCTGCAATAACAAGGATAGAACCAATACCACCTTTTACCTTGCAGTTATTTCCACGAGCAACAGCAAGGCCATTATCTCCAACAGCAGAAGATCCTTTCGATGTAGCAGCGCCACTGTCGCCAGCGGTAGCAGCGCCACTGTCGCCAGCGGTAGCAGCGCCACTGTCGCCAGCGGTAGCAGCGCCATAGGAGCCAGCGGTAGCAGCG